CACGGTCCTAGACCGGATGAGCCGCGGCAAGATCGAACGGCTACCCGCGGGCGTCGAGTTCATCGCCGGGGACATCCGCGACCCGAAACTCGTCCGCAGGGCGATGGTCAACGCCAGGACTGTCTGGCACCTCGCGTACGTGCAAGGCACCCAAACCTTTTACGCGGACCCGAGGGACGTGATCGACGTCGCCCTGACGGGAACGATGAACGTGCTTCACGCATGCGAGAGCGTCCCGTGGAAACCGGACCTGTTTCTCGTGTCGTCTAGCGAGGTGTATCAGGAGCCGCCGGCTGGCATGTTCCCGACGGACGAGTCTGTGCCGTTGGTGGTGCCGGATGTGACGAATCCGCGGTACAGCTATGGGGCGGGGAAGATCGCGGGTGAGGTTGCGGCCCTGGCGTTTTCTCAGGCTGACGTTGTGGACCGGGCGGTGATTGTTCGTCCGCATAACGTGTATGGGCCGGACATGGGCGATAAGAATGTGATCCCGGAGTTCGCGTTGCGGATGCTGGATTTGATGGATCGTGGCGAGCACGACTTCCATATCCAGGGGACGGGCCTGGAGACACGGTCGTTCTGCTACATCACGGATTGCGTCAGGGCGTTCATGGTCCTGTTGGAGAAGGGCGAGGACCGGGGTGTCTATCACGTAGGCAATCCCGCCGAGGAGCACACGATCTATGACGTGGCCCACATGATTGCTCGCCACCTTGGGTGGCAAATCGACGTGATTCCTGGCAAGTTGCCGAAGGGTTCTCCGACTCGCCGGCTCCCCGATATTGGGAGAATCGCTCGTTTGGGGTTTGAGCCGGTGACGCCGCTTGGGTTGGGTCTTATTCCGACGTTGGAGTGGTACGCGCGAACGGCCGTGGGTGCAGCATGAGTGCCTGTCACGTCTGCGGCAACCAGTACCTAGAACCCGTCCTGTCGCTTGGGTCCAGTCCCCCGACGTGCGCGATGCAACCGGTTGCAAAACCGCGCGAACCCGAAACCCATTATCCGCTAGACCTCCTGTACTGCCATAACTGCACGCTCGCTCAACTGTCGGTGCAGGTTCCCCCGGACGAGTTGTTTCCGGCGGACTATCCGTATTCGTCCGGGAATTCGCAGGCGTTGCATGACAATTTCCGGAGCCTTGCCCGCGAGGCGGAGAGTTACGCGGGCGGGTTGGGCCGTGATGACCTTGTAGTGGATATTGGCGCGAACGACGGAACTCTACTCAGTAAGTTCAACGGTGGCGTCAAGAAGATTGCGGTGGAACCCACTGCGCAAGTGCGGAAGGTCAACACCTACCCGTCGAACATCGCGGACGTCTACCAAGCGTTCTTTACCGAGAACATCGCGCGTATCCTTGCTGCAACACGCGGTCAAGCGAAGGTGATCACGGCCTGCAACGTCCTAGCCCACGTCCAAGACGTCCACGACGTGATGCGGGGCATAGACACGCTGCTGGCCCCGGACGGGATTCTTGTGGTGGAGAACCATGACCTCGCGTCGATTGTGGACGGCGGCCAGTGGGACACGGTCTACCACGAGCATCTCAGGTATTTCAGCCCGTACAGTTTCGACAAGCTGTTGGCTCAGTTTGGGATGAAAGCGGCGGCGTCCCATCGGATTCCGACGCATGGTGGCTCATTCCGGATTGTCGCGGAGCGCGTGGAGCCAGGGTTCGATTTGCTCTTGCCCCGTCGCGAGTTTGACTTCGACCACCTCGTCAATGACGCCTACAAGGTACGCAATCACCTACGCCGCTATGTGAACGAGATTTACGAGTACGACGACGTGGTCGGCGTCGGGGCTACGGCCCGTGCGACCACGATCATCAACTATTGCGGGCTGGATGTTGAGGACATCCGGTGCGTGTACGAGGTGCCTGGGTCGGAGAAGATCGGCCGGTTCATTCCGGGGACCTGTATCCCGGTAGTGTCCGAGGATGATCTAGTGTCGAATGATCCGCGGGCGGTCGTGTTGTTCTCGTGGCATTTGAAGGATTTGATTGTCCCGAAGCTCAGGGAGCGCGGGTTCGACGGCGAGATCATTGTTCCGTTGCCGACGCTGGTTACGGCATGACCGGCCGGTTTGAAGACAACCGCGGAGTCATCCAAGACCTGTTTGACGGTGAGCCCGTGTACGTCACGCACATCACCACGAAGAAAGGGCATGTCCGCGGGAACCATGTGCACCGTGAGACAACCCAGTGGACGCACGTCCTAACAGGATGGCTCAGGGTGTCTACGGACGGTGCGGAGTCTGATTTGCGGGCGGGTGAGTTCATCCAGCATTATCCGAATGATGCGCACGCGTGGCGGGCCGTGGAGGACACGGAGTGCCTGGTGTATACGCGTGGGCCGCGTGGTAGGGATTTCGAGTCGGACACGTTTCGTCTTGAGGAGCCGCTTCTATGACCCAGATGTGGCATCTTTCATGGCGGACAGACCCGCGTGGACGTGCACTAGCTGACCGACACTACAACCGGCAATCAATCGGGGCCGAAGGCTTCGTGCCGCCGGGGCGTTGCTTGGTCCTTCTGACAGACTCGGCTGAGGCGTTGTGGGTTACGTCATGGCCGTTCGCTGAATACGTCAGACACGCATGGGCTGGCGCATGGGTCAACTCGTGTTTCCGGCGCGAGGCGGGGCCGCAAGCAAGCGACATGATTCGGGCTGCTGTCGCCGCGACTCTCGCCCGTTGGCCCGAGCCTCCTGCACTCGGGATGGTGTCGTTTGTCGATGCGGGCAAGGTTAGGCGGAAGCGGGATCCGGGCCGTTGTTACCGCAAGGCGGGTTTCAACCATGTCGGGTTCACTGAGGGTGGCTTGTGGGTTTACCAGTTGTTGCCCGACGACATGCCCGCAGCTGACCCTGCGTGGGGTTCGACACTGGAATTGGAGTTCGTCTGATGAAGGTCGCGATTATCGGGTTGGGCGTGATCGGCACCGCACAAGTCGACATGTTCCACGAGCATGATTTGGTGACGTACGACCCTCAGGATCACGACTCGTATCCTGAGCGGGAGATTGCGTCGTGTGATTTCGCGATTGTGTGCGTCGGGACTCCCGAGGGACCGGACGGGCGAGCCAATCTGGATTATGTGTGGACCGCGGCTGTCGAACAGTTGCCGAAGACTGTTCCGGTTGCGCTCAGGTCAACAGTTCCGCCCGGCACAACGGACCTACTGTTTGGCGGGCAAAAGATCAGGCATTACGTTCACATCCCGGAGTTCATGGGCGAAAACGTCCTGCACTCCTGGCAACACCCCACCGACGTGCCGTACATGATCATCGGCGGCCGGCCTGAGGCCACAGTGTTTTTCCGGGACAAGTTCACGCGCGTGTTTCCCGGCACAATCCACACGTGCACGGCGAAAGAGTCGGAGCTTGCGAAGTACGCGGCAAATTTGTATTGGGCGACGCGGGTTACGTTTGTGAACGAGTTTGCGAAGGTGTGCGAGTCGTTCGGTGTGGATTATGAGCGTGTCCGTGAGGCGTGGTTGCAGGATCCGCGCATGTCGAAGGTGTACACGCAGAGGGCGGGGTATCCGCCTGGGTTTGATGGCCGGTGTTGGCCGAAGGATTTGGCGGCTCTGATTTTGGCGTCTGAGGATGCGGGTTATGAGCCCGAGTTTTTGAAGGCGATTGACTGGGCGAACGAGCGATTTCGCGGTAGGACGGACTCGTCCCTACTGAAGAAGATTCACAAGGCGAACGAGGTCCTTCGTGATGTGGGCGGGTTTTTTGAATGACTCCTACCTGGGACATTCTCATCTGCTCCATCCCGCACCGCACCCTCCTACTCATTGACCTACTCACTGAACTTGAACGGCAACACCTACCAGGAGTCGGAATCCTTGTCTGCCGCGACAACGTTGAAATGCCGTACGGCGACAAATGCCAGAAACTACTTGAAGCCTCAGACGCCGACTATGTCTCGTTCCTTGACGATGACGACTGGATCGTCGGGGACTTCGTGCACGTCATCCGTCAAGCCCTCCGTGAAAAACCGGATTATGTCGGGTTCAAAGTGAAGTACACGGAGGACGGCGTCCCGCAAATGCCGGTGATTCACTCGCTGGAACACGACGGTTGGCATAACACGCCTGACGCCCTGTACCGGGACATTGTGCATTTCAACCCGATTCGCCGTGACCTCGCGTTACAAGCAAGGTGGAGCGGCGGTGGCGGGGCGGACCGGGATTGGGCGGACCATCTCCGCAAGTTGAACATTGTGAACACGCAAGTGTTTATTGACCGGGAGATACATCATTACCGGCATGAGGGCTGGACGTTCAGTGTGCCTGAGAGGTTGGCTGACCCTCCTCCGGCCCCGGACGGGTTTACTAAGGTGACATGGGTCGCTTAGCGCTCATTGTCCCGTCCCGTGGACGACCCGGCAGTATCGCCCGGCTACTCGAAGCGATGGACCGCACGTGTCGAGGCGAAACGGACCTGATCGTCGGCGTGGACGACGACGACCCGTCCGCCAGTGAATATCTCGGGTTCGCGAACTGCGAGGTGATCGTCAAGTCCGGGATGCAAGGCCGGCTAGTCCAATGGCTCAACACGTTGGCTGTCCCGGCCGCGAACGATTACAGCTTTCTAGGGCATATCGGGGATGACAACCTGCCGCGAACGGTTGGGTGGGACGTAAAGATCATGGAGTCGTTGGAACGGCAGGGGAAGGTGGGGTTTGCGTTCGGTGACGACCTGGACCCTGGCCGTCCCCCGGGAACCTTGTCTATCCACATTTTCATGACGTCGAACGTGGTGCGTAGGCTCGGGTATATGGGGCCACCGTCTATTCAGCACATGTACGTTGACCCGGTGTGGTTCGCGTGGGGTCAGGCGACGAGCATTGATTTTCTGCCTGACGTGGTGTTGGAGCATTTGCATTACACGTTGGGGAAGTCACCGGCTGACGCATCTTATGAGGCGTCGACGGGGAAGATTCCGGCGGATTGCACGGCGTACAACGAGTATTGTGCGGACGGGTTGAACCGGGATGTTGAGCGGTTGGGCGGGACGCCGTTTACGGTGGAGTCGTTGGCGGCGTTCAACAGGTCGTTGAATATTCCGCCGAGGTGGGCGGCATGATTTCGGTTTTGTTGGCTACGACTGGCCGGCCTGATGGTGCGGAGGCGTGTGTCCGTAGTCTGATTGACACGACCGACGGCCACGAAATCGAAATCGTGGCGGCGATTGATGACGACCTTGAGACTTGGAACCGGCTGGCGGCGATACAGCCACGGCAAGAGGTTTCGATACGCGTGAACTTCGCCTATGACTACCGCGGGTCTTCTAAGGCATGGAATGACGCTCTAAGGCTCTCCACAGGTGACCCTGTGGTTCTTGCCGCGGACGACCTTGAATTCCAGCCAGGATGGCTAGACGCCGCCCTGAGCACCCTCTCCGAGTTTGAGGGCGGCTGGGGGTTCGTCGGATTCAATGACGGGCACTGGAACGGGGACACGGACTTTTCGACGCACTACCTGATGTCGCGCCGGTTCATCGCGGAGCACATGGGCGGCGTGGTCGCGTGGGACTGCTACAAGCACAGTTTCAACGACCGGGAAGCGAACGCGCGGGCTCGCCGGGCGGGCCGTTACGCGTGGTGCGAGAACGCGCGCGTGACGCATAACCATTGGATTTTCGGGGACCGGGCTCAGGACGGGACGGACACGCGCCTGTTGGGTTTGCATCCGGTTTCAGAGCGGGCGTTCCTGTACCGTGAGGCTCAAGGATTCCCCGATGATTTCGAGCCGGTGATTACATGAGCGAGTATGAGCCCAAGGTTGTCAAGGTCCCGAACTTTCTCCAGATTCATCCGCAGATAATGGAGCGGTACGAGCGCGAGCAGGAGGAGTTGGATCGTCTGCTAACGCCAGAGGCCAAGGCCCGACTGGACGAGGCTGAGGCTGAGATGAACAGGCGGCTATTCGGATGCTGAAGTCTCGCATCCCTCATATCGTCATCGAAATCGACATTCTCACCCAAGACGGCATTGACGCCGGCGCGGAACTCGTGGAACAGGAAGCCAAAGCACGGGTGCCTGTGGCGACCGGGAAGCTCCGGGACGCTATTCACACGGATGACGAGAAACTCAAGGTGTACGTGGTTGCTGGGGATGACGAGGCGTGGTACGGGCATCTTGTGGAGCACGGGACGACCCGGGTTCCGCCGCGTCCGTTTCTGGTTCCGTCGTTGGAGGCGAACCGCGGGAATGTTGAGGACGAGGTCCGTAAGAGACTGGGGTCCCTGTGAGCACCGCTGTCCGTAGAGCCATTTACGGCAAACTGTCCGGGGACACGACCCTCAACAATCTTCTAGGTGCGCCCGCTTCGGGCTACACGAAGAGTATTTACCACCAGGAAGCACCCTCCACCGCGAACTATCCGTTCGTGATTATCAACAAGCAGTCCGGGGTTCCAACCGAAGCGTTCGGGGACCCGTCCGCGCTCGACGAAGACATCTGGCTTATCAAAGGGATAGACCGGAACACGAGCGCCGATAACGCCGAAGCCATCCAGGCCCGGTGCATCGCACTACTCAACGACTCCAACATCAGCATTTCTGGCGTCACGACCCTGTATCTTCGTCGGCAGTCAGATGTTGAATACGCGGAGATCGACGACGGAGTCAGGTTCCAGCATGCCGGGAGCCTGTTCCGTCTCGTCACCGACTA